GTAGGCAGAATTATATGTAATTCTTGTAACGGAGGATATATGCGAGGATTACAGATTAATGAAGAAATGATAGAAATGTCACAAGGTACACCGCTTTTAATACGCCCCAATTGTTTTTCTACTTCTGGAGGAATATTACCAACCCCTGCATATGATTTATCAAAAGCATACGTAGGGGTTGAGGGTGGATTAAGTATAGGAAGTAATTATTATTATAATTATTCTCCTTTAGCTAATGGAGCAATTATCGAAGGAACCGTTGGTATCGGCACATCTAGTCCATTATCCACAGCAAAACTTGATGTTTATGGGAATGCCCGAATAGATAATGCTAATCATACAGCAGCGTTGGGAATAAACGGTGTTCCAGGGTCTAGTGGGTATGCTTTAAATGTTGCTGGGTATACATGGTCAAGTTGGTTTGTAACTTATAATGTAAAAATATGGAGTGATAATGGGAGTTATTATAGAATGTTAAAAGTTGATGATTCAACTGGCAGATTAAAACAAAGTTCAAACGGAACGACTTGGACAGACATATTATAGGAGGTAATTATGGCTTTACAAAAAGAAATCACATTAGATATAGGATTGGAAACCACTGCTTATTTTAAGATAGATGCAATAAATTTAGATTATAAAAATAAGCAATTTACAATTTCTCTTAATACTTATCTTAACAAAAAAGCTAGGGATGACAATAAACAGGCATTGACTACTAAACATTACGATGCTCACTCAGATAAAGAATTAGTTCCTCCTAATCATCCAAGCACTAACTTTGATGATTATTTTTCATGTTCGATTATGGACAAAGAAGGTAATGTAATTAGTCAGGCGTATAAGTTTTTAAAGAAGTTAAATGAATTTGAAGGTTGTGAAGATGTTTAAATATTATTTTATAATTGTGAATTCTAAAGTTTGGTTTGGATAGGTTGGAGCATAGATGGAATGTAAACATGGCTGGATAGGTGTCTCAGCTTGCGGACAATAGTCTGTAAGCTGATAGCATTAGGGGTACTTCGGCATTGAGGTATCCTTTTGCTGTCACTGAGGATACGAATACAATCTTTATAGTATATTTTTTACAAATTACTAATTACGACAAATTAATGTCTGTTGTAGGTGATATAGTAATAGTTGGTTAAAAGTAGAATTGGAGGAAACATTTATGGGGAAAATATTAACCACAATCACGTTATCCCTAGCCCTAATATGCCTATCAATTGTTCCAACATTTGCTTCAGAACAACAACCAACTCTAGCGGCTGTTAATACAACAGTCTTCGCCGATCAGACTTATACAGAATGGGATAGTAAAAAAGATGTTCCAGAAAGCAAGGTCTGGTCAATTGTATTTAATTCACCTATTTCAGCATCCACAATCACATATCAAAATATCTATGTTGTCGATAGTAATGGTCAGAAGCAAGATGTAACTGTGAGACTAGCAGCAGATTCTAAAACAATCCAGGTTACTCCCTCGAAAAATTACAAATCTGGAGAGACTTATATACTTTATATTCTAAAGGATGTTGCGTCAGCATCTTCCCAGACTGCTCTGAAAAGTAATATTAGGATGAATTTTATAGTTGGAACGGCTGTAACTGTGAAGAGTATAAATGCCAGTAATGTGACTACTATAGCAGGAAAAACTCCAGTTTTACCTTCAACAGTTACAGTAACCATGAGTGATGGAACAACAAAAACAGTCAATGTGACTTGGGTTACTCCAACAGCCAGTAAATATGCTAGTGCAGGAACATTTACAGTAAGTGGAACAATTGCTGAGTCAACTACGATTAAAGCCATGGCTACAGTTACGGTGACTGCACCTATAACTCCAGTCTCTGTCTCTAATATTAATAAAACCATTAATCAAGGTGATTCATATTCGCTACCATCAACTGTTGAAGCCACAATGAGTGATAATAGCAAGAAACAAGTACCAGTAACCTGGAACCCTTCAACTGTAGATACAAGTAAAGCAGGAACATATACTTTTTCAGGGAGTGTAGATGGGTATAGTGGAAAAGTTGTGTTGACACTTACGATAGTTGCGGTTACGGTTTCGCCAAGTTATCTTGAACTAAATAGAGACTATAAAGCGCATGATGGATTAACAATAACTATTAAAGAAATTGTTAAGACTGAATTAGTAAGTTCTACAAAAACCACAATTTCTTACTCTTTAAAAAATGAAACTATTGATCAGAAAATAAACGAAGGTTGTTTTGTTGTACATTTTTCTGACGGTTCGTCTACAAATCAAGGTGGTTTTTTTGGTTCATTATTCCCCTCTGAATCAATTAATCGAACATATACTTTTCAAGAATTAAACACCAAAACAGCAACTTATATTGAATACGTAGGCGATTATTGGAGTTATCTTTTTGGCCCCAAACCTGAAAATGGTACGTTAAAGTGGCAAGTAATTTAAGATCAACCGATCAATGGACTAATATTGCATCAGAATAAGACCTCTCATTTTAATTATGAGGGGTCTTTAATATATCCTGCTACTCCTTTACACTAAACAATCTAACTGCTTGGAGGAGTATCCTAGGGCTTGTCCTAAGAATAACTTATCATCAGTTAATTGTCTGTAAATAAACGCCTATATTTTCAATGGATTCGATTAACATAAAACATTAAAGGGGATTAGATAATTGCTAATAGATAAAGAGAAAATAAATTTAGATGAAGTAATGGTAGAAGTCAAACTACTATTAAAGGGTGTCAATAAGAAGGAAGTAGTCATAAACTGTTTAGCGTTAGATGCTATTGAATTTGTTGATTTACTTAATAATAATAGATTTGTTGTTCAGAATGCAGTCGAGAGAAAGAAGTTTGAGAATGCATTTTATTTCTTTGATGATTATAAACGAAAAGAGACGGTATGCGTGGACTTAAGGGAAGTTAAACTGTTTACAATTCCTTTCTTTATGGATATGGGCAAGGAGTATGATTTGAAGATAATGATGATGAAATAGAAGTATGAGCATGGGTTTGGATTAATGGATAATAAATGTAAATAAATAGGAATTCCAAAGAAAGGAAGTTGATGAAATGAAGAAGAAAATGACTGAAGAAATGATAGAAGAGTTCTTGGTGCAATATATCGAAGGCGAACGTATTGTGGATATCGCAACGAGTTTAAAAATTGGGAAGAGTACATTGTATGAGATGTTGAAAGATCCTGATATTGTAAAGAGACTGGAAAAGGACAGATGTTATGTCCAGAACCAGACGAGGGCTATGTTAATGCGTGATGCGTCTAAATATGTTAAGGCTATTCAATCGATTGCTGATAGCTCTACAGACGTTCGAAGTAAACTTAGGGCCAATGAACTTTTGTTGAGCCACATCATAGGGCTTCCTCAAGCTAGAATTGAGGCAACGATTACTGATGGTTCTAATGTTGATAGCAATGTATTGGCACATCTATTTGCTGATGATGCTAATGCAAATGAAGAGCAATAGCATAGTACAGAAATGTGAGTGTAACACAATAGTATTCTGATACACTCACTCAACCCCTACAACCCGCCTATAGGTTGATTCCTTCACATATCTCTCATTGCATCTTATTAAGTGTAACATAATGAGTTGACTTATCACTCTGAGTGTACTATAATGAGAGTAAGCAATAATAAGCAATAAGGATATGAAGGGGCGAGATATATGGAATTAGTAATGCCAATCAAAGATAAGAGCAAGATAGAAGCGATGAAACAAGAGCTACTTAAACAGAGTTATAGGGATTATATGATCTTTGTATTCGGGTGCAATTGTGGCCTTAGAATCAGTGATATCATTGACTTGAAGGTATCGGATGTAAAGAATAGAAGGTACATAGAGTTAAGAGAACAGAAGACTAATAAGAATAAGATGTTCCCTATATCTGGTCAGTTTAAGGTAGAGATAGATAAATATATCCAAGGTATGAATGATAGTGATTACTTGTTTACATCACGTCAGACGTGCAAGGATGGCACTAAGAAGAACATAACAAGAGTTCAGGCATATAGATCCTTGAAGCAGATAGCAGATAGGCTTAAAATAGAGCATTTTGGACTACATTCCATGCGAAAATCGTTCGGATTCTTCTACTATGAAGCCACTGGTGACTTAGTAAAACTAATGGATATGTTCAATCATTCATCGTTAGCAATCACTAAGCGTTACATCGGCATCACTCAAGATGAATTGGATGAGAGTTTAGAAGGATTCTTCATTTAATTGAACTTTACGCACGAAAAAAGATGAGACATGCAAGCAATTGTGTGTCTTTTGTTTTGTCTTGTCTACCCCTCATTTCCTTTTAGAACTTGACAAACAAGCCCCAACAGTAAGCTCCACAAAATTTTCCCCAATTTTAAAAGTCAAAGGAAGTGATATTATTGCAACTTTAAACGATGAACAATCTGCACAACTTTACAATCTCCAGATTTTGAAAGAGTATTTGGAGAAAGATTTGATTGCTCATAACTATACTCCCATCAGAGCAGAAGAAACCGTTAAAAATTTGCTCCAATCCACAGAAAACCTTTTTGGATATCATGGCCTTGCCTGGGAGCTAGGAAAAAGCACTAATGGCCTTGAATTCTTTTTCAAATATTTTCTCCAAGATGTTTTTACACCAAAACCTAATAATACTGCCAGAAATTTAGCACCACTACATTTTGAAATCATAGCTGAATTAAAAAAAATGATAATTGAAGATAAATATGACCTAGAAGAATTTATTTTGCCAAGGGGTTCAGCCAAAAGCACAGTAATAACGAAAGCACTCACAACTTTTGTCCATTGCTATCGAATTTCACGCTATTCCCTGATAATTGGTAAAACAAAACAAGATGCTTCAGATTTCATTGACGATATCAAAAAATTCATGGGATTGGAGCCAATTAAATTAGCATTTGGCAACCTAATAAATAAGAGAAATAGAACAATAAATTCCCAAGAATTGGAATTAGACAATGATAGCATGATTCGTGCTTACGGGTGGGAAACCTCAGTCAGAGGCACTTCCTATTCTGCTCCAGATGGAATTTTTCGCCCTCAATTATGTGTCCTGGACGATATTTTGAATGAAGGGGATATCAAGACAGATAATGCAAAAGAAAATGCTATCAACAAATTCTACAAGGAGATTCTTGAAGTTGGTGATGAGGCAGTAATACGCAAAAACAAGAAGATCAAAATGGCCTCGAAGTTCATTATTTGTGGTACTCCCTTGGCTGCTGACTGTTTCATTAATACCATTCGTAAAGATCCACAATTCAAGGTATTTAGGCGAGCGGTAGTAGATTTTAATATTGATGAGTATTTTGAGGAAAATGACCATTGGCAACAATTCAAAAAAATATTATTCAATACTAAAATTGAAGCAGAAGAAAGGGATAAGATCCTTAAAGAATATTATTACGACAATATTGACCAAATGAGATTCAAAACTATTTGGGAGAAATATGATTGCTACAAACTTGCTATAAAATACTTCACTAAAAGAAATGCCTTCCTTCAGGAGCTTTTATGCGATTGTGAAAACGTAGGAACTAAATGGTTTACTTCCATGAAAAAGTTACCTATTAAGGAGATTTTGCAAAATAAATTCATAAAAAATATTTTGTGCTGTGATCCCGCTTCAACAGTTACAAAACGTAGTGACTATACTGCTCTATGCGTTGGTTCATTGGCTGAAAATGGCTTTAAATATGTTAAAAAAGGAATTATTGAGAAACTTACATTCAAAGAATACTGTGACAAAGTTGTGAGTCTCTTTAAGGAATGGCCCGAAATAACCCATTGCAGTATCGAGTACAACACGTTCAAAGGTTCTGACGTTATCAAAATTAAGGAGTTAATGGACAACGACAAAGAATTTAACAATAGAACAATAGAATTTATAAACAAATCAAATACAAAAGCAAAAGATGATCGTATCTCAACCATTATTGATGATCTAAATTCAGGAGCCATAATCTTTAATATTGAAGATGAAGAATTTAATCAAATGATTCTTGACTTTACTGGACAAATGACAAGTTTGCACGACGACGCACCAGATGTTGTTTCTGATTTCTTTTCCAAAATATCAGAGATAGAAATTCATAAGCCAGGAACAATTCATTGCATCGACAAAAGCGCAATTGGATGGAATTATTAGGGAGGAATAAAATGGAACTAAACATAAATTTGCTAAATCAATATTACATGGATTTTCAGAGCAAAAGATATGAATACATTGAAATGGGAAACTATTATTATGGTCAACAGGCTATAATAACGGATTATGTAAAAATCAATGAACGAGCTAACACAAAATCATGTCGTAACTATATCGCCAAATTCGTAGATAATGAAACTTCATTCATTTGCGGAATACCATTAAATTACATATCAAAGACAATGGATATTGATTCGATAAGCGATATAGAGTACAACCTTAGTCAATGGAGCAAGAAACACGATATAGATTTGGTGCAAGCATTGGGAATATACCGCGAAAGTGTGGAGTTATATTACATCGACTATAAAAATGACTTCCAGAGCATAATCTTAAACCCTAGCAATTCTTATGTTGTTAAAGATGCTTATGGAAATATTGAACTGCTAATGTATTCATTCAAAAAGGATTTTGATTTTACAAATTACATAGATATTTATACAAAGGACACAATTTACCACTATAAGGAGAATATAACCAAAGACAATAAGAATTTTACTGTAGCTGATGATGTGGAAGATGTATTTGTGGAGGTTGCTGCATCCACTCCTAACATATTTGGTGAAGTTCCATGTTCTGTAGGAAATATTGATAAAACTGTGTTTGATCGTATTAAGTCATGCCAAGATGAGTTTAATATTTTGAATAGTGATCAGCTTAATTTAGGTTCAGATTTACGCTATTTTTATATGATTTTGTATGGAGTTGATCCTACAGACGAGAAGAATAAGACCATGATACAGAACATAAATCAGAATTCTATCATGTTCTTAAACGGGGAGGCAAAGTTAGATAAGTTAGAAAAGACAATTAATGATAGCTTCATGCAAAATGTTCGTCAAAATTGCAAATCAGACATGTTTGAATTGGTTGGGCATCTAAATTTTAACGACAGTCCTACATCAAATACTTCAGGGGAACAAATTATATCAAGGATGATAGAATTGAAGTTCAGGTGCAATCTTATTGGCGCAACATTACAAAACATGGTTAGAGAACGTGTAAGATTCTTATTCAAATATCTGAAAATCAAAGAGAATAAAGAGTATGACTGGAAATCTATAAACATAAAAATCACGCTTAATATCCCGAAGGAGTGGTTAACTTTAGCCAACGTCATTAGTCAATTATCTAACACTAATGTATTATCGAAGGAAACTATGCGGAGTATTTTGCCACTTGACCATTCTCCAGAGATAGAGAAAAGAAAAGTTGAACTTGAGCGATTGGAAGATGAGAAGAACAATATTAATTTGGATAAGGTTGGTAATGTATCCACTGGGGTAACTATAGGCATTTAAGAATGTCTTTTTATTTTGTCTTTTTTCAGGATTTAAGACGTTAAAGAATAAATCACTATATGAACTTAACAGGATTAAAAGACTGTTAAGGGCAAAAAGGAGAAGATAATAATGAGTATAGAAAGTTTTGATGAGGTTAAGGAATATTTTGAGAAAAACAAGGAAGATGAAACCGTTAAAGGCTACATGAAGGGATTTGTTTCACTTGATGGAGTTAAGAGTTTTCTAGAAAGTGATGAAGCAGGTAAGGGGTATCTGCAATCGTATACGGATAGTAAGGTTAGTAAGGGTATTGAGAGTTTTAAGGCCAATTCGCTCAGCAAACTTGTAGATGAAGAAATTTTGAAGAGAAGTCCGTCAACAGATCCAATGGTCTTGAAGTTACAGGCAATGCAGGATGAAGTGGATGCACTTAAAAAAGAAAAGGAAAGAGAATCTTTGTTGAACAAGGGATTG